TCACCAAGTATCATATTCGCTTACCTCTTCGTCTTTGCTATTAGTCTTAGATTTTTGCTTTAATCTAAGTTCTTGTGCAGCATCAACTTGCTCGACTGTTGTTATACCGCTGTCAATCCAGTTATTAATCACCGCTGAGACATAATTCATGTTTCTTGCACCGTTAGCAAGAGAGGTTTCGATAGCTTTTTTTAGCAAGTCATTTGAGATGTGTTCTTCTAGTAAAAATCTATTGATTTGTTGCACCTCGTAACCGTTAAATTGTCTCCCCCAAAGATTTTCAATTTCTTCTAAAAAACTAGTCCCTTTATCATCATAATAATTAGATATATTAGTATTGATAATATTAGTATTGATTGTGTGTAATTTATACACGTCTTGAAGTGTACTTTCTACACTTCCATTGATATATAAGCGATTAGGCTTGTTTATACCTTGCCTAACTTCTCTTAAAAGGCTTAAATCATGTAATTCTTTTTTTGCTTTTACTACGGTTTTATTTGAGCATTTAAGTAGTTCCATAAATTGCTCGTTTGTAAAGTACATATAAACCTTGCCGTCATCATCAAACCACTTATTTTCAACAGATAGTGTTCTGCGATCAAATAGCAACATGTAAATCAGTTTTGCTTTATCGCTCAGAACGTTGTACGGCTCTTTCAACAACCACTGTGGGAACTGATAAAATTGGTTGTTTTTAACTTCATCAATATGCATTATTCCTCGCTTTCTAAAATAGCCTCCATATCTTCTAAATACTGATTATCATCACCATTTGTTCGGTAGTTTCGCATGGTTATCAATATCTGATTAAGCTTGTCGTCCATACTGTTTCCTCATATAGGCATCAAATTCGGCCCACTGCTTTTCAGATGATGCTCTAAGCGTGTCGTGTTTAATCGGTTCCTGTTTTTTTGGTTTTGCAAAAATAAAATCTAATAGTTTCATGTTATTTCTCCTCGATCTCGTCCAAAAGTCTTATTTGTTATTTAGCCAAGCTATGATTTCAGCTTTTTTCCAACGGACAGCTGGCAATTCCTTTGGAAAATTTTTGTCGCGTCTGTAGTATTTGTCAAAAGTGCTGGGGCTCATGTTAAGCCTCTCTGCTACTTTTTCTCTGGTCCATAATTCTGCATTGAGTTCGTCTAACTTCATTTGGACTAATTTGTTAACTGTTTTTTCAATGAATTCTTTTATCCAGTCGGACAAACTCATTAAGATATTGTCCATAGTTGCCTCCTTGTGGTATAATGAAGTAAATTAAGTTTGTTTTGAGTCCGATTCCCGTCGGACTTTTTTGTTATCTAAATTCGTCTAAGCTGACACCTAAGACATCGGCGATTTTAACGACATCATCAAATTTCAATGATTTTTTTCTTCCTTTCTTTAGATCAATCAAGCAATTTTGGTTCAATCCAGCCTTTTGTGACAGTTCATATTTGGTCATTTTTTTCTCAATTAATAGAGCTTCGATTTTACCCCACATAATTCCTCCTAAGCACAACATGTAGTCGTTGATAACTTTTTATATACAATATATTGATTTTTCAATATAGTCTTGATATAATATTCGTATGATTCAACAAGATCTCTCGAGAGACCTCTACTCTTCTAATCTTGTTTAGTCAAATAAGCAAGAAAGGAGATTAATTATGGATACAAAAGAATTTATGAAAGTTGTCTCAAAACATATCAACCAAAATTTCAATGTTGACAACCAATTAGTTGAATTTGTCGTTGCGGAACTTAATCAAATGAATGCACCTATTACACAAAAGCAAGCTCAGCATATCGTTAATATTTTGGAGTATGTTTCTAAGTCAACCTCTAAATCTACTATCGCAGCTATGACAAATGCATTGTTAGAGCTTGGCGTACTTAAGGGAGATTGATGCAATCAACTTTACCGGTTTTTATCAGTTCAGGGTCTATCTTATGATAGGCTCTCTTTTTCTCTCCGCTATACGGATATCGTTTTGGTCTCATGCTCTACCCCACTTTCTCATTTAAAAATTTATTAATAAAATACTGCTGGCCTTTACCTGTCATCTTGGTAGTTTTGCTGATACGGATACTGCCATTTGGCTCCTGGTGCGTCCGTTCCTTGACTTCGAACAGCTTCATGTCCATGCTTCGTTGTGTCGGCATGTTGTAGCTCTCGCCATTTTTACGAATCAGGAAGCCATTCTCACGCAACCAAGCGAATAAGCGATTTTGACCGATGTTATAACCATTCTGACGTAAGATTTTAGCAAAATCACCAATCAAGATAGATGTCTCACTAGCCTCAACCGCATCAGCAAATAGCACCTTTGGACGGTCTGCCTCGATTTGTGCTTCCAGCTTGTGCACTTTCTTATCAGCCATCAGCAACGCCCTTGCCATGATTTTCTCAGGACTGTTGAAGTCTTTTTCAACCTGGATGAAGTATTTACGGACTTCTTTGCCTTTGTCAGTCTTGGATACCATTGCCAAATTTTTGGCAGCATCAAGTGAGAGAACGTAGTCTTGGATTTCTCTGACAGCCCCATTATTTACAACCGTAGTTCCAACTACACTTGTAAAATCATATCCTTCTTCAAGAATTTTAAAGTTTTGTTTTACCCACTCACTAAAACGAGTTTTGACTTTTAATTCTTTATGTAAGTCTCTTGCACTTACTACTGGTTCTTGATTTTCGTTTAGTGTTACGTTAATTAGATGATTCATAATTTCCTTTCTACGAATTTTCGTATATCATCCGACAGATGATTCTTTACGCTCTTTAAAAAGATAGACGATATCAAATTCTGGAAAAAAAGTTTGTTGAACTTTCAATGCTTCACCAAATTTAAAATCAGAGTCACCGTTAATTTTTTCTCGAACTGTTTGAGATTTCAACCGTAAACAGTCGGCAATATCAACCAATGAAACACCTTTTTCTTTTCGAATGTGTTCGATGTTTTTCATATCATTCCTTTCCAATACGATTTTTCGTATATTATTTTATTTTAAAAAGCTGTCGTTTCCTTAAGCTTGATTTAATTGTATATGATTTTTCGTATATAGTCAACAGTTTTTTTAAATTTTTTGTTATTTTTTTGTCTTGAAATATGATTTTTCGTATGTTATTATATAGTAGAAAAAGAAAAAAGGAAATTAAAAAAATGGATGAAAAAGATTTAAAGAGGATTATCGAAAGTAGATATAATAGCGTTAGGGCTTTTGCTATTGAAAATGATATCCCATACACAACAATGCGCTCCATTTTAGAGCGCGGTGTGATGAATGCAAAAGCAGAAACTATTTTTAAAATATGTGATATTCTTGGAATTAACCCAGAAAGTTTTGCTGAAGAAAAAACTGATTGGCAGGCCACTATTGACCTATCCAATCTACGCGAAAAGGTTGTGATGTTCGACGGCAAACCTTTGTCTGACAAAGACGTAGAGAAAATTGAAGCTATTATTAAAATATCTTTAGGAGTAGGGAATGGTGAAGATAAATGAGATGCTTAGTAAGTACAACATAAAGTTATTCGAGTTTCCCGACACAATGTGGAAAATGTCAGGGTTTTACTATCCTGACCTTAGGATAATTTATGTCAATCAAAATCTATCACAAATAGAAAAAGAAAAAGTTATTTTACATGAGCTGGGCCATATCGAACACGATCCTAAGCAATATCAAAGATTGCTACTAAAATATGAAAATCAAGCCGATAGATTTATGATTAGGGAATTGATCAAAAATTACTTGTCATCCCACGATGTCGTTGATTTTAATTGGTTACAGTTTGCTACGACATATCAAATATCGACAACGTGGGGGCAAAAGATGATACAAGACGAATTTTATAAGATCGTATCAGGTAGTTAAGAAAGGATTTGAAAATGAAGAAATCAGATGGATTGCCGTTTTATTTTAGGTTTTGGTTTATTCTAATTATAATTTTATTGTACCCCTTCACGTATGGTATTTCAATCTTGTTTGGACTGGGGTTATTTTTACAAAGGCAAAAAACGTATCCCAATCTAACACCTTCACAACAGAAAAAATGGAATGAGATAAAAGAGAGCGAAATTGAAGCCTCTGCTATCAAAAACGATGCATACGAGAGAGCAGCAGAAATAAAAAACGAAGCTAGTAAGATAGCTATAAAAACTGAAGAGGAGGCTGTAAAAAAATTCAATACATTAGTATCGAGCGGAGAAGCAAAGAAACAAAACCTAGAAAATGATATAAAGTCGCTAAGTTCTCAAAAAAAGAAATAGAGTTTTTTATAGAGGAAAACAGCGACAAATCTTTGCTATCTCAGACAACTGTTGATTTTACAGACAATGTCACTTCTAATGAAATCAAAAATGAACTTTCTATTGTGCAGTTAAACGAAAAGGAATTAATAAAGCTTGGCATTGCCGTAAATAGTCTCGGAGCCACAACGAAAGTCAATATAGCCAAACAGTCTAAACAACTGCTACGTGCTTTTAATGCAGAATCTGATTATTATTTATCAAATATAACGATAAAAAATGTAGATACATACAGAAATAAACTCGCTAAAACATTTGAAACACTAAACAAGCTATTTGAAATTGATGGTGTAAAAATCAGCAAAGAATTACTTACATCAAAATTAAAACAACTTGACATATTATACAAATACCAAAAGCAGATTGAAATTGAAAAAGAATTGCTAAAAGCACAAAAAGAAGAAATTAGAGAGCAGCAAAAAGCCGAAAAAGATATCCAACAAGCCAAAGCTAAACTCGAGAAAGAGGAAAGACAATTCAATAACGAAATGTCTAAACTGCTCAAATATCTAAATGGCGCTCAAAACGAAATTGAACAACAAATCTATGCAGATAAAATTAAAGAGCTTGAAGATAAAATCAAGGAGCTTGAAAAAGATAAAGAGGATGTGCTTAAGCGTGAATCTAACACCCGAGCAGGTTATGTTTATATCATCTCTAATATTGGATCGTTTGGGGAAAATGTATATAAAATCGGCATGACTAGACGGTTAGAGCCGATGGATAGAATCAACGAACTTAGCAGCGCTTCTGTTCCTTTTCCATTTGACGTCCATGCTTTAATTTTTAGTGAAGATGCACCAGCACTCGAAAGCACACTCCACAACTACTTCCGGAATAAAGAAGTTAATAAAGTTAATCCACGGAAAGAATTCTTTAAGGTAGATCTTCAAGAAATTAAGGAAGTTGTTCTTAAAGAACATAATAATACTGTACATTTTACAGATTTAGCTGTTGCAGAACAATACTATGAGTCAATTAAAAAAGATGTAGTCATTTAAGAATAAAAAAACCCACGCTCTCAAAGTTTGGCGACTCTGAGCGTGAGGCAATATGCAATCAATAAGAAACAAGCATTAAATGGCTCGTTTTCTTGTACCTAATTATACCATTTTTAGGAGGTGATGCCAATATCCTTTCAACTGATCTCGTCCAAAAGTCAAAAAAGAAAGGATTTAAGAATGAAATACAATAAAACAAAATACCCAAACATATTTTGGTACATTACCTTGAAAGGTAAGCGATACTATATCCGTAGAGGCTATTACTTGAACGGAGAAAAAAAGGAGGCCACTGAAAGTGGCATAAAAACGATACAAGAAGCTCGTTTGTTGCTAGCTGAAATTGAGCGAAAAATAGAAAACAATGAATTTGCTTATAATAAAAATTTGACTGTTGATGAATACTGGGATATATACGTTGATAATAGATTAAAAGCTGGAGTGTGGTCTCCTGACACATACGTTGAGCGCACTAATATCTTTAAAAATCACATCAGCCCAAAGTTTGGCAATAAAAAATGA